GCATCGCGGGCCATGATGGTGACGTTGACGGCGGGAGCGCTGGACGAGCCTTGGCCGTATCCAGCGGCCTCGCGGCGGGAGAGCACGCGCTCGCCCTTCTGAAGGATCGCCGGAACTTCGTCGGGCTTGATCCCGGCCCAGCCGCCCGCGTGCATGCGCGGGGCATTGGAAAAGGCCAGCGCGGGAACCATGCGGCCCGGGCCCGGCGATCCGACCACACCACCAGCGTGCAGGATGTTGGCGAAGATCCCGCCCGCGCCGCCGAGCGCTCCCGACAGCGCATTGGCGATGGGGCCGAGGATGAACCGCCGCGCCGCCAGCTTGGCCAGATCGGCGATCATCGAGGTGACCAGATCGCGGAAGTCGAGCTTGCCGGTCTTGACGAACTCACCCACGGCGTTCTCGGCCGAGGTGAAGGCCCCAACTAGTGTTTGGCCGATATCCCCGCCGATGTCGCGCGCCTTGGTGGCATAGTCGGCGAGTGCCGCAGTCACCGCACCCCAGCCGGTGGCGGCCTGGTCGGCCCCGTCAGCCGCCGCAGCCCCGGCGTCGCGCGACGCTGCGCCCGCACTTCCGGCAGCGGCTGCGGTGTCATCCAGTTCGGTGTTCAGGGCATCCGCAGAGTTGGCGGCATCTGCCAGCGCGGCTTCTGCCTCCGCCCCTGTGCCGGTCACCGCTTCGCGCAGCGCCTGCCAACTGGCAAGTGGACGGCCGGCCGCATCGGCCAACATTCCAGCAGCCTCGCGATAGCCATCGGCCCGGCCGCGAGCGTCGTCTGCCATCGCGCCAAGCCCGAGGTCGGGTGGCTCGAGATAGGTCTGGGACAGCGCGGCTGAGAAGGCATCCGCAGCAGCAGCTCCGGCCGCTGTCGCTGCCCCCTCGAACGGATTGCCGATCCGAGCCAGTTCAACAGGGTCCAGCGTGCCGATCCGCACTCCCCCTTCGCCCACCGCCCAGTCCGGCAGAAGGTCCAGCGCGGCGTTCAAGCCGTTGATGAAATTGTTGATGCGCGTGACGACGCCGTTCAGCATCGCCTCCACCCCGGAAATCAGCCCGTTCGCGGCCTGGAAGGCAAAGTCGCCGATGGCGCCGGGCAGACTGCCCCAGATTGCCACTGCCGCATCGTAGGCCCCCTGGAAGATCGCGGCCGTCCGGTCCCCGAAACTGACCACGCCCGCGATGGTGCCTTCGAGCGCCGACAGCCCAGCCGCCTTCAGTCCTTCCCAGCCAGCAGCCATGTTGGCAAAGGCCGCATCGAGTGACAGACCGATGCGGGACCAGACTTCGGACGCCAGGTCGCTCAGCAGGCGAAAGGCTTCGCCCACGCCGCCGACACGGGCCACAAGCTGCGAGAACTGATAAACCAGTTCCCCCGCGCCAACGATCAGCGCACCGATGCCGGTCCGGATCAGCGCCCCGCGCAGAACGACCAGCGCCGTGGCGAGGCCACGGACAGACACGGCGGCAACGGCTAGCCCGGCTACCCAACGACCGGCCATGAAGGCGGCGAAGGTCGCGGCATAGGTGGCGAGCCGTGCCAGATTGTCGAATACCGCGGTGATTGCGCCGCCGATGGGCCCGGTGCCACGCGCCATATCGGCCAGTGCGTTTGCCACCGTTTCCAGCGCCGGGGCGACGGCGGCGGTCAGGCGATTGGTCAGGCCCAGCCAGATCAGGCTCAGCTTGGCGATGGCATCGCCGGTGCGTTCGATCTGCACAGCATCAGCCGCGCTGACCGCCACCCCGAAATCCTGCACGTCGTGTGCCGCTTCCCGCAGGGTGGCGGAATCGATGCGCAGAAAGGCCAGTGCGGCCTTGTCACCGAAAAGGTCAGAGGCGACAGCAGCCCGTTCCGCTTCGGGCACAAACCGGTTCAGCGCCTCCTGAATGGCGACAATACGCTGGTCGAGCGGAAGCGCTTGCAGCTCGGCGGCGGTCAGGTTCAGCCGCTGCAAAGCACCAACAGCCGATCCGGATCCAGCCGCCGCTTCCGACAGCCGCGTGGTCAGCTTCTTGGTGGCCTGTTCGATCTCGCCCATCGAAACCCCGGCCAGTTCCCCAGCCCATGTCAGCACCTGCAGGCTTTCGACGGTGGTCCGGAGCGAAGCCGCCATGTCGGCCTGCGCGCCGATCACGTCGAGGCCGGACCGGACCATCGCCACACCCGCAGCGGCAGCAGCAGCGGTAATCGCCGCCAGCGCAATCCCGGCTTTGCGGGCGAAGCTTCCAAGCCGGGCGTTGGCCAGTTCCATCTCGGAGGACAGACGGCCAAACCCGCGCGTGCCCGCTTCGCCGATGCCTTCCAACTCGGCCCGGACCTGACGGCCGCCTTCCGCGACAAGCCGGACACTGACCCTTTTCTCAGCCATGGCCGTCTCCGATCTGTTCGTTCAGCTTGCGCACCATCACCGCCTCAATCTCGGGCAGCAGTTCGGCGGCGATGAGGGCGTCGATCCCGAGCGCCTTGGCCATCGCGAGGGCAGCGCCCATGTCCCAGCCCAGCACCGCGCCGGGGACCACGCGCAGTTGTCCGCCAAGGCGGCCAACCAGATCCCAGACCTGCCAGCCATCTTCAGTCTTTGGCCGGTTCAGTCTTGCGGGGCAGTCGGGGCAGCGCCCCTTGCAGGCCGCGCAGTAGCGGTCGCCCCCGCCGAAGGACCATTCGGCAAGGGCGCGGAGACGTTTTTTTCCGCGTCCAGGATCAGACCCTTGGCGACGTATTGGGTCTGGAAGGCCTCGAAGACTGGCCAGATTTCCAGAAGGGCGTCGATGCCTTCGGGTGTGACGGGCACGGCATCGCCCGCGTCATCGCCGACACCCTCCCAATCCAGGACCGCACGGCGGGCGACGGCCTTGGCCATGGCCAGCGCCAGTTCTTCTTGAGTCGCGGTGTCTGGCAGCGCTTCGATGGCGGGGTCAGCACGGGCCGAGACCATCCGCGCGGTGGTCAGCGGCGCGACCTTCAAGCGAAGGCCGGGAGCAAGGGTCAGCCACGTAGGCGCGGCAGTCAGGTTCAGTCTGATCATGGTCAGTAACTCACAACAGTGTTGACGAGGACGGCGGTGCACATGCGGGCGGGGCTGACGGCCTTCGCCGCCTGCCAGTCGAAGGTGGCCTGAATGCCTTGCGGGCCCGGGATCTCGATCCGGGGGCGCGGCAGGTAGACGGCATGTGCAGTGAAGGTGAAACTGGCGTTGGCCCCGAGGCTCCAGGCGAAAACCAGCTCGCAAGGCGTGCCGTCGATGGCCTGCGTGATCAGAGCGGTGTCGGCGAAGCGCACCTCGACCCGACCGGTCAGGGCGGCCATGCCGGGGTCGGCCCCTTCGATGCGGCCGTCCGAGCGGATGGTTTCGATCCGGTCGAGCCCGTTGGAATAGGTCACCTCGGCCGAAATGACGTTGCCGAGCGGCGAGCCGTTGCGCGTGATCGCCCCGTTGAAATGCCCGAACCGCTGCAGCGCGAGCGAGGTCGGCGTGCCAGCGGCCGTGGTGGCTGCAACGTTTTCACCTTGCGCCACCAGGCGCGCAGTCGCGGTCAGCAGCCCCGACCGCGCCATCTGCCAAGACAACTGATCGCAGACACAGCCCGTGTACATCGCATAGCGCGGCACCTCGGGCATGGCCGTTTCGATGGCCATCGACGGCAGCGTCCAGTTACCGGACTGGAAGGTATGGGTCTTGGGCGTCGTGCCGGAGGTGACAGGCGCGCCGAAGGCCGCCTTCAGCCAGAGGCCAAGGTTCTCGACGTCGATCGGCACGACGACATCGCCGTCTGCAGTGACCGCGTCCTTGATCGGGGCCAGCGGGTCGCGCCCCTGGCCCAGTAGCTCCGAGGCGATCAGCGGCTGTTCTGAACCGAGCGTGGTGCTGGCAAAAGGCACCGTGCGATAGCCCGTGGCGGGCGCGGTGCCATAGACGGATTCGAACGCAAGCGCCATCTGCGCCCGCGCCCCATGGGCTCGTGCCATCGTGTTCTCCTATCGTGATTTGGGGTCAGGCCAGCGGATCGGCCGTGGAATAGTGCAGGATGACCGGGATCACCGCCGCCTTCAGGCTGGCGGCACCCTCCACGGGCAGATCGACCGGACGGGGCGCTTCGGCCTCAATCCAGTCGCAGAGTCCGCCCAGCGTGCGGTCGGCGGCGAGCGCCGCGCCAATGCTGGCGCAGAGGGTGTCGAAGGTGGTGTCACGGGCAGCACCCTGAACAACTGCCTCGATCTCGGCCCGGTGCTGGTAATGGTAGCGCAGGGGCGACAGCGTTACCTCGGGCTCCCCCGGCTCGCCGTCACGCAGGATCAGGAGGCCCGCAGTGGGCACGCGTTCAGGCAGAACGTCACCGCGCAGGGCGGTGGCGGCAAGCGTCTGCAACCGCGCGTGCAGGGCGGTGAGGATGGTTTCGCGGGGGGCGGGCATGTGCTACCAACAACTTCCGAATAGCAGAGAGACCAAACATCGTGTCCAGAATCAGACTTTCGACGCCACTTCCGCCTGAACTCTCCGCTTGGTTGAAAGACGTATATCCTGCCTGGCTGCAATTGCCACCGGATGACTTTTACCGACTGGTGCCCTTCAATTCGGCCGAGTCGCCTCTGAGCCTCAATTACATCGGAAATGCAGCCGAAATTTGCGGCTCGGCAGTTTTTGACAATCTCAGGATATTTTTGTCCCTGATCTCCGAAGGCAAAATTGTTTTGCAGCAGAACTCGACCATGACGTCTGACAGTCTTGAACTGCTGGTGGAAGTAACGCACTGGCCAAACAGTGACTTTCACAACGTCAAGAACATGCGAAGACCCCTTGATGAGGAAAACATCTGCCCACTGGACTTCTTGAAAGCTCTCGCCATCGAGAGTGAGCTTGTTGAAGTGAAGGAAAAATCCATAAACGTCACGCCAAGTGGTCGTCTTCTTCTGGAAAACCGCATCGATGTCACCATCGTGAGCAAAGTATTCGCCGCGGCATTCTCCAAAGTAAACCCGAGAACACTGACGAAGTTGGCACATCCTTGGGTGCAGGAACAAACAGGTATCATATTTTGGGGTCTGTCCCTGGTTGCAGACCAGGCAAGAAGCGTGGATCAGCTGACACGCTATTGTTTTGTGCCTCCAAAGCAATTTTTTGACTACAAGCTCATGATCCTTCCCGTTTACATGAGGGCCGTTTTCCTCAATCCGTTGATCTGGTTCGGTCTGATGGAAACCCAGACTGGCACGACAAATGACACCAACCACGATGGTGTCTTGTACAAAAAGTCCGCTCTCTTTGATAAATTTTTCCACTTTGATCTTGAGAGAGCTCAGCCCATTGAGCGCGCCAACTGAGGTCGGTAATTTGCAACCACTCAGGCTTCAGTTGCTGGCTTCCACCCAATTCGCCACGATCAGCCCCGGCACGCCGTCCACCGCCCGCTCGGCGTCCCGCGCCAGATCCAGCCGTTTCGGCAGCTTGACTTGCGGCACCAGCAGAAAGATCGGTGCGGTCACGACGCCCCGACCAGTTTTCGACCGTGACGCCACCGCCCGGCCCTTGGTGTTCAGCCGCCCTTCGGCCACCAGCAGGCTTGGGCCCCGGCGGCGATAGATGAACCGCAGGCGTAAGCCGGTGCGCCTTTCCCATTCGCCGGGAGTGATCCGGCCGCCACGGGTGGATTTGCCAGCAGCGAGTGTGGGGATTGCCAGCCAGAACCCGTTCTTCGAGCGGATCAGCGGGCCGGTGTCATGCGCGCCGATGATCACCGGGGCGTTCGACCAGACCAGCGCCGCCGCATTCAAACTTTCGCCGGACTTCGGGAAGCTGGCGGAGCGGATCGAGTTGGCGAGGCGCGTGCCCAGCCCCGCACCGGTGATCTGGGTGCGCCAGGCGGATTTCAGGCCGGTGCCCGCCTGGCGCATCGCGGCTGTGACGGCGCGTTCCCCGGCCGCAACTTCGGCGGCCATCAGGGCGACGATGTCGGGATCGATGGCGAGCTTCAATTTCATTCGGGCCTCAGGTCGACGGTCCACACCAGCCGTTCCCGATCACGAACGGGTTCGCCCTGAATGAGAAAGGCGTCCCCGCCAATCTCGATCCGGTCGCCGGGGCGCGGGTTTGGCACCTCGGCCACGCGCACGTCGAAGCGGGTGGTTTCCGACCAAAGCCGGGCCTCGCCAAAGTTGGTCACCTCGTCCGCACGCCGGACAACGGCGCGCACCACAGCCGGCGCGCCGCCATCGGATGTGTAGATCGCCTCCACGCCGATGTTCGGATCGGCGAAGAGCATCTCGATGGCGGCGGCAAAGGCGTTCATCACGTCCGCCGCGCGGACCGCAGCACCTGCGGGCGGGTGCAGATCGGCAGCGGATTGCTTTCGATCTCGAGGCGGACCCATTCGTCGCGATCACGGTCGGGGATCATGCGGGCGTAGAGCGGCTGGCCCAGCGTGTTGACCGTCTCGAACGTGTCGGCCGGGGCGTGGTAGATTTCGAACAGCCCGTCGACGGCCTCTGGGTAGAACACCGCCTTGTCGGTGGCGACGCCAAAGCCCGCACCGCCCCGGTAGCGGCGGAAGGTGATGCCGCCGAAGCTGACCTCGTCGGCGATGCGCGAGCGCAGATCGGCGGCGGCGGCGGTGTTGATGTAGGTTTCGCGCACCTCCTTGTGCGCCACCAGATCGGCGAAGAAGGCAGAACCGCACTCGGCGCGCAGCGCGATGGCGCCGGTGGCGAGGCCCCCCATCGTGTCCTCGACGCTTTCAATCAGCGCCTGGCAACGTTTGCGCAAGGCACCCGAGGCGGGAGTGGCGTTGTCGAGATCAAAA